TAATCCGTGTTAATGTCGGACGTGACACGTCATAGTCGCCCATTAGCTTGTCAAATGTCTTGCCGCTATGGTGTAGGGCATACACTTCCTTTTTATCGTCCAATGTAAGCTTAGGAGGTCTTCCACCCTTAGCGCGCCCTGTGCGCTCGCTTAACACGGTATTCTTTCTTTTGTTTTTGGCGTCCATTGCTTGTGTGATGTCGCTATTGACGCAACAATCATATAATTTATCATCGACAACACTGTATAAAAGACCTTGATGAACACAGATACGATCCATTACCCTAAATATTTGTTCACCGGAACCAAGCACCACTTCATTCATAACAACAATAACTTCATTGCCCCGCGTCATGTCACCATAAACAGCCTCTAAATTGTCATGCACTTGATCACAATGTTTGTTTAAATATTTCAATTGTTCTTTGACAGGACAAACGCCAACGGCGGCTTTATAATAACCTATATAGTGCTTGTTTTCGTCTTTTTTTAACATTTCATATCCTTTTAGGTATTGACTTATGATTTAAGTTATGACATGTTGAGGAATAAGTCAATACTAATTATGAAATTACTTTACGCCCATCTTAATTGGGCAGGGATAAAAACAATGGAAGCCACAACAAGAATAATAGATGTTCCTGATATACCTACTGAATTTCGTTGCAATGTTGCTAATGAGATTGTTTTAGGTGCTGAATATCATTTTGGTCATAGAGATAAAAAACCTTATGAATATGTTATTGATGAATTAACTCATAATATAGCTAACGTATTGAGAGATAAGAAGATGTACACCCTCACAAGTCGTGTTGGATATACAAGAATGGAAGTGGTATTAATGGTTGGTGAAGATGCAAAAGACGCCGCCATAATGAGACAGTTAAAACAGGAAATTAGATATTTAATAAAGTCTCGAAATGTAGTGGCGCGACATACAACTGCGGGGCAGACCAGAGAAGCTATTGCGGTGCGTGATGTACTAACAAATATCATACGTGAAATGGATAGTAATATTCATTCGCTTGAAGCAACAATTAAAACGTAACTAAACGCCCATAAAAATAGCGGGACTGGCCGTTTTAAAACCAGTCCCGCATCTCACAATAGGGTATAGGGCTATAACCTACTATGAGTATTCCTCTAAAATCCTCAAGCCCACATCATGTAAATTAATCCCGTATCTCGCGTAGAATAAATCATGCGAGCCTAGCCCATGATAACCTATCGGCCCCTGGTGATGCTCTGGACATAACGGAGTAACATGCCAGTGGCTTTTGCTTATGCGCTGGTTGCCGTTGGATATTATATGGTGTATGGAAGCGTCCTTTTGGCATACCAAGCAGGTCATAGCCCTTACATAGTCGTGGAAACGCTTCTGTGCGGCGTTTGGCGTAGGATTATATTTTTCTTTTATCCTGCCGTGGTTAGGGGCTTTGGGTCGCATTTGTCATCCAATATAAATTCGGGCGTTTTAAAGAATACCCACACGCCATTTTCAGCTCGTATTTGTTGGTGATGGACTGCTTGTGCCGGTAAACTGATTAATTCGATTGTTCTTGCGTGTCCCGGTATGTGGCGGATCATTCCTTGTTCAACAAGACACTTGACCATACGGTGAATACCAGACTTCGAACGCAATTTCATATATTCCATCATTTCCTGATAGCTTGGCGAATATTCGTTTATACGGATAGACATCCGAATATAGTCCAAAAGTATTTTTTGCTGTCGGGTCATGAAAAGCACCTCTTGAAAACAATCTCGTTATTGCCCCATTCGTTTTCGCGGCGTTCTCCGGTGTCTTCAATAAGCTTTTGTTGCAGCAATTCCGTTGTGCGTGGCCGTGAACTTAATATCGACATGCCGACACGTTTAGCAACTTCGCTTGCGGTGCTTGGAATTGTGTATCCATCATAAACCATCCGCCTCATGCGCGGAAGTTCTGGAATTAGTTTCATCGCGGCTTCTCTTGACGTATCGGTTTTGCCTAGTGCTGGCATGTAGTCGAATAAATCAGTCATGTCTTTCTCCTATTGATTAAGGTGAATATCTTCTGCGCGATTAGGCCATTCCACTTTGAAATTAGCCTCCAACTCTAACCAGTAATAACACTTTTCCAGATACGCGCTGAATTTGTCAGGCTCTAGCAATTTGGCGCATTTAATGAAAGTTGCGGTGCCGTTGATATTGCGTTCCACTATCGGGCAAAGCTCATCTTCAAAGTGTTTATAAATAATTTCTTTCGGGTTGCCTGTCTCGTCACCGTATTGCTGACACCAAACCCACAAGAGCGCGTTCTGATCTAATGACCGCTTTTTCTTTACCGGCTCTAAAACAACCTTCATATCCTTTGGCATTTTCTCAACATTGAGACTAGCTAGTTTTGCAACGGCATCATTTAGATCGTCTCTGTTGTTTTTACGTATAATCATTGGAGTGGATTAACGAAATCCTTCTCCTGCTGTTCATACATATCTTTATCACTTTGAAGGCGCTTTTTGTGATCCGTAATTTGATCGTTGTAAGTTTTGGTTTGTTCCTCGCTTTGGCACTCTGTCATATATTCAGGCCATTCTTTAGTTATTTTATTCAGAGGTTCTTTATAGTCTATCTTGACCTGTTTAAATTCCTCCAATGAGGTTGTCGACAGTATTGCAGAAAGAAATGGACGAATGTTTTTATCAAGGTTGTGACTGCCTTTTGGTTTCTTTGGGGCTGTCATTTCGTCGCCCTCATCATCTGCGTGAAGATCGCCTTTGTGCCATAGGTCAAGAGCAGCACCAAAGCGCATCGCGGCATTTCTGAGCGCATCGCCTATAACTTCTTTTTCACGGCTTCCTATGTCTTTCCATTCCGAACCTGCCGCGTGACCATAGCCATACCGTGTTACGTCCAAAACTGTTAGCTCAATCCACAAACCGCCTGATTGGTCGAAGGCTGGCAAACCAAGATCAGTAAATGCCACTGGCTTCCATGTCCATTTAGGATCACAGTCTAGCAATTTATCAGTAAGCGCAGCATGTCCGACATAATCTAAATGAATTACATCTTTATGATGATATCCGCCACATACCATACACTTACCGCCCGTTGATTTGTCTTCTTTATATTTTTTGGTTTGCCATGCTAACGGCTTAGGCAGCTTGCCTATTTGGTTATCGTCAAAGGGTTCGCGCAATAATTCAAGGCCTGTTTTTTTAGTCTTCTTTTCTTTCTTCTCAGTCATATTCTTTCCTTAACACTTTACAAATAATAGGGCGATTGGGAAGGCAAGGCAAAATCCGCTTACCGACCATATAAAATTGTTTATAATTTTGTCCACGTCCGGCGAACGATATTTTCTTTTTTCGAACTTGGCGATAGCGCGGTCAATTTCCTGTTTGATTGGATGGTCTTTCATTGTACTTCCTCCGTATATAAAGCATCGCAATGAATTAGACCTTTAAATTCACACTTAATGTCTGCAATGATATTATTCATGTGGATATCTTCCGTCATATGAATCGGGAACTGAGGATTGTCAAAATCATCGCCACTGTCTCGTTTTATTTCCGCTTCAATTCTGGCGTTAACTATTAATTTACCCTCTTCAATCATGATCCAGTTAACTTCAAAACCTTCAAATTCGTAGCCGTCATCATCATAAATATCAATGACAAATTCACGCTCTATATCTTCTGCATGAAACTTTTGGTCTGTGTGTGGCATAATTGTTAATTCACAATCGGCAATTATTTTTACTGTTGTTTGATAATCCATTTTCTTCTCTCCTAATATTGAACAGCATACACTCATAAAAATATATGTCAACCCATCTTTTGCGCTTTTTATGAACATATACTCTTGACTTTGTGTTCATATAGTTTATAAAGGAGTTATTAATTAATTTAAGGATTTCAAATGTCAAACAAAGAACACGTACATCTAACGCTAAGACCTGGCTATCGATCTAAGCTAAAGAGGCTCGCCGTGAAAGAGGGTGTGAGCGCCGGTAAAATTGTGGAAAATCATCTTGATAAGGTGAAAGAAGACAAGGAATGAATAGCTGGTCAATTACATTACCGTTTCCGCCTTCAACGAACAACTTGCATAGAAACGTGAAGGTTAATGTAAGGCCTAAGTCAAAGGTTTACACCAAATGGATTAAAAATTCAGACGCCCTTGCATTGGCACAAAAGCCATTTTGCATCTTCGATAACAGGGTAGATATTATAGTTTATATAAATGGCGGTACTGACCATTACGATTGCGATAATTTTCTGAAAGCCCCGATAGATTACATAGTAAATCTCGGTGTTATCAAAGACGATAAAAAGCCTCATGTAAAAAGCGCCAAGGCGGAATGGAACGATGATATTCCAAAAGGTAGCTGCATGATATTTGTAGAAGAATGTTTAACATAGGAGAGAGAAGATGAAAATCAAACAAATAACAAGCCAACACAGAAGAGATTTTAGTGCCATATATGAGTGCGAACATTGCGGCCACGAAACCAAAGAGCAGGGAGGCGGATATGACGGTGCCTTTTATCATAACAATGTCATTCCTAAAATGCAATGTCCTGAATGTGAAAAAACAGCCAGCGACGATTACCGGCCTCTTACTACGAAGTATCCTGATGGCATGGTTGTTTAAAGTTCCCCAACGGTCGTTACACATAGCGACCAAAACTCAGGCGGGGGTTGTTACAGCTTCCCCCGCCTATATTTGTAAGGAAATATAATGGAAAAGCACGATGAACACTGGCAAGAAGAAGACCCGCTAAACCCCGCTATAGGCGTTTTCGGTTGGTCAGCAATAATGGCTATTTGTTGGATGATAGTTTATTTAATTTATAGGGCGGTGGCGTCATGATACCCCGTAAAGAAATCATATTTGCAATGGGAAGTGGCGACATAAGCGACAGGGCGTTATTTCACATGTTATCAAAATATGTAACGGTTTGCATGACCGAAATTGAAGACATTATCAAACACGGCATTAAAGGCTGGTTACGTCCTTATGTGGCTTTTGTGCTGAGAATTAAGGATCATATACCAAAGGGTTTTAACCCGCCATTAAAGGTGATTAAGTTCAAGGTCAAAGACTTGCCCCGTCAGTTGACGTTTGACCATTTAACAAGGCCAGGTGTAAAGGGTCAAGCCCATCATTGGTCAAAGGAGCAACGCAAGAAAAACGACCGTACCTTATGGGCCGATAAGGAAATTGGAAGGGCAGTAAGATTGCGAGAATCTGGCCTGACATATAAAGAGATTGGCGACAAAATAAACCGCACCAGAGTATGTGTTACCGGACTGTTTCGCCGAATAGCTGCCAGAGCGCGCAAAGCAGAACTTAAGGACATATAGGAGAGAAGAATGGGCGATAAAATGAAACAACATTACGCAAATGAGGATGGATGGAGCGAACCAGATACCCCTGTTATGCGCGGTTATAAGCTTTGTTGTTGTGATTGTGGTCTTGTTCATAATGTTGATTTCAATGTTCTTCAGGTAACTGGATACAATAAAGACGGAACATGGAACGCCGAATACTTACCTATAGAGAATTACCGTGTCGAATTGCGTATGCAGAGAAACAACAGAAGCACCGGACAAATTAAACGACATATGATTAACAGAAAGGATAGATAGATGAGTCAAGAACATTACGAAAGGATGGCGGAAAAGATATTAAAATCTTATGGCGCCGATACGAAAATAGAGAACATTCAAAATTTACGTGAATATTTAGTCACTGAATATAACAACGGCTTTCAGATGGGTTTTGATGCTTGCGGTGATCAAATTAAAGGATTGCTTGGAATGGGTTGATTAATAATTGAAACCGTCTATAATAGAGGTGTGGGGGCTAGATCAGGCCGATCGAACCCCGTAGTCTCACGGACTGCCCCCTAACATTTTTACAGAGACAGCCAAGGAGACTAAGGCAAATGAAATTACCACCGCACATAGACCGTCTTTTCCAAGACTACCTCAATCTCAAAGCTAAATACAATATGCGCATGGCAACATACGATGATATGTATGCCAAGAAACAATTGTATCTGATTGCTTACAATGATTATTTGGGGCGGTTTTAATGGCTGAGTTTTATATGCGTGATATTAGAGCGTGGCGTGATAGTACAATCAAACTGACATTTGAAGAGCAGGGTTATTTTTCAGCATTACTTGACCTTATTTATATATACCATGATTGCTTAATAGACGACGACGATTTAATTTGCCGGGCAATGCCGGTTAATAAAAAGGTTCATTTAAGGCTTAAAAAAAGGCTCATCGAAAATGGATTTATAAAGATACAAAGCGGGTTCTACTTCAACTCAAGATCAACTCAAGAGCTACTCAAGATCAACTCAAAGTCAGTTCAAAACAAACTCAAAGCCGATAAGAGATGGGCTAAGTCACGGAAAACAAAAGAAATGGTTGATGCTGTAGCACTGCAACGGCAATGCGAAGGTGAAAGTGAAGGTGAAAGTGAAGATAATAACCCTGACGGGTTATTACGCGCGTACAAGTTTGAAGGCAATGTTATTCGATTAAATTTCAAAGATTACGACAAGTGGAAACAGAGTTATCATGCAATACCAGACTTTGATGCACAGCTTCAATCGGCAGATGATTGGATTAGCGGAGAAAGCGATAAAAATCAAAAAAGATGGTTTCATGTGATTAGTTCAATGCTTGGGAAAAAACACCAACAATATTTAACTGACGCCAAAAAAGAAATGAACGGCAGCAAAAAGGGGTGGATGCTGTGAAAAAAGCAGAATTACAAAAACTGAATATTGAAAGCAATGTTGTTGAATGGTTTGAAAGCCGTGGTATTGAAATGGATATTCTGACCTATGCGGGGATATATACCGGAACGCCGTATATTGGGACAGGTGTTTACATAACATTTCCGCGATATAGCCTTGACGGTGATGTTGTAAATAATCGAATGGGGACTTTGATCGATGGTGAGCTGATAGATATTTGTTCAAGCGATACGGGGCAAGATTGTTTTTATAACGCTCAGGGTCTTGATTTGGCAGTGTCGGAGGAAAAACCGCTTGTCATATGTCAACGTGAAATGGATTCTCTTTCATTGATGCAATCAGCCCATGCATGGACAATAGCTTATGTTGAGGGCGATGATTTAATATGGAACAACAAAGATAAATTCAGGAAAATAAAAAAAGTTGTGCTGGCTGGCTTTAATAATGAGCGCGGGAAAGAATTTAACGAAATAATCAGCAAGCAACTGGGAATAGAGAACTGCGAGTTCATTGTTTATCCAGATGATTGCATGACCGTAAACGATGTTTTGGTTAAGCATGGGAAGAATAGAGTTCTGCAATTAATCGAAACCGCAAGAGATTATCCTGTTGTTGGTCTGTATCGGCCTGATGAGTTCCCGCCGATACCAGAAGAACTGAAAAAGGTTCATACAACAAATTTAGGCAATGAACATAACCACCGAATAAAAATAATGCTTGGCAAGTTTATGGTTGTTACTGGAATACCTGGACATGGTAAATCGGAGTGGGCGGATGGTTTGGTTATGGACTTAGCAAAAAAACATAATTGGAAAGTTTGCGTTTGTTCAACAGAAATCGACAACGAGGAATATCAAGAAAATTCTATTCATAGATATTTGAGACGACCACTTGATGATGTCGGCGAGAAAGAACCGGCGAAGGCTTTGCGATTTTATCAAGACCATTACACGTTTATAACCAACAATACGATGGATGATGAAATTGAACTGACTTTAGAAAAATTAATAGAGCTTGCCAAGATAGCTATCGTTCGAGATGGGTGCAAAATATTATTGCTTGATCCGTGGAACGAGATAGAGCATTGCCGGGGCAGAAACGAAACCGAAACCGAATATACGGGCCGCGCTATTCGAATGCTTAAGAAGCTTGCCAAGCAATTCAGAATTTTGGTTATAGTGGTGGCCCATCCAAGTAAACCACCACACGGAAAGCAGGAATGCCCGAACCTGTATAGCATTAACGGCTCGGCGAATTGGGCGAATAAAGCGGATTATGGAATTATAATTTGGCGCGAAAACAAAGACAGCGACCTTAGTGAAATAAGGGTTGCCAAGATTAAACGACATGGGCCTATGGGATACGAGGGCTCAATATCAGTTAAGTTGAATGATGCGGCAAAGCGATTTGAAGAAATTTAACGTCTCACAAGTTGATAAATAACCCTTATTTACAATAAAACCGTTCTGGTTTATACTTGGCTTATGGCTAGGTTGACTAAAAACTTTAAACGCGAGGAATTTTCCTGCAAGTGTGGTTGTGGATATAACACGGCCGACTTTGACTTGGTTAACATATGCCAGGAAATAGCAGATCATTTCGAAGACGTTGTTAATATAACTTCTGGTTGCCGCTGTCATGGCCATAACAAGGCCGTGGGCGGTAGCGCAAACTCACAACACTTATTGGGTCGGGCCGCTGATTTAAAACTCAAGCATACCGATCCAGAAGAAGTACAAGAGTATCTCACAAGCCAATATCCAGATAGTCTCGGAATTGGCAAATACAACACATTCACACACATAGACACCCGTGATGATATCGCGCGGTGGGAAGGATAGGTTATGATTGAAGATTTACAAACAGGAACGCTTATAGCGTGGGTAGCATGGACAGCATTTACGCTGTTCGTTGGCTGGAAAGCACATGAAAAGTTAGGTAAGTAAATGGCGTTATCAACACAGCAACGAGAAATATTTGTAGACAGCATTGAAAATGTAGCGCGCAGTATGCTTGATCTAAATCGAGACATTAAACGACTTAACGATAGTGTTACGGCATTTGGTATTTTAAATGATACTCAGTTCACGGGATTACCGGCGGCTAAAAAGCAAGACCTTCAAAAACTATTCTCTATTGCCAAAAGTTATGAATTATTCATGGATGGTACGGAGGACGTTTACCCGGCTGCGGGACTATTCGACGGATCTGACCCTGCGACGTGGGTTTCAAACGGATCGGTGACGCCAAGAGTTGAACTAGCTAAGTATGTGCTTGATAAGAGGTAATTAATGACCGTCTTTTACGTAGACAGCGCAGCAGTAGGATTGAACGACGGCACAAGCCCCACTAATGCGTGGGTGTTAATAGCGTCGGCGGTTACTAACGTCACGACCAAGGGTGATATAGTTTATACAAGCCACGCCCACAGCGAAACTCCAGCGGCCACCATGACGCAAGCGTGGAGTAGTAACGGCATTAAGGTAATATCGGCTGATTTTGGTAACATTGTAGGCGGCTTTCCTGTTCGGCGCTTCGGCGCGGCGTTAAAACCCACTGGCAGCGGCTCTGATATTGTTAACACTGGAGATATATATATGTCCGGGTTTGATATGGATTCCCCCGATAAGTTCACATTGGGGGCTGGAGGAGTCGGTGGATTTAATATTTATGAAGGCTGTACTCTTGAGCTAACGGATGATGGCATTCTTACAAGTGGGGAGGGTTCAACTACTACTTTTATCGATACAGATTTTAACCAAGTAACAAACGATTTCATGAGTATGGCTAGGGCATCTGTGTTTGAAATGTTTGGTGGCTCGTACACCAGAGCGGCGGGTAGTAATGGGTGCTGGAGCATTGGCACGACACAAGCAGGGGTAAGGTTTGAATTTTCGGGGGCTGACTTAACCGGCATACCGGCTGCGACACCCTTTATACAGACCTTTTCACGACCAATTTTTATGTCTTTTAGTAAATGTAAAATGAACTCCAGCTTTACAATAGGCACGTTGTTGGCAGGGACAGTTGTTGAATTGGTTAACTGTGAAGTAGGTACATTGACAGCCGCAGCATTCACATACCAACGGTTTGATTTTTATGGAGAGAGTGAAACTGTTTTAACGCATTTTCGTACAGGCGGCGCAGACGATGGCGAGCAAGCAAACGCCTATTCCCAAAAAGTAACGGCGCTGGCAAACCAGACCATTAAGGGCTTCAGGTCAACCATGTTTCCTGTGTCATTTTATATCGATGATGAAGACAATGGATCAAAAACTTTTAAAATCCATATGGCGCATGCCGGTGTTGGCTCTGGCACAGCAGGAGCGCTGCAAGATGACGAAGTATGGCTACAGGTAACAGCCCCTTCTGATGCAGGAACGCCCATTGCGTTAGGGTTCTCTCTTAACACGGTTGCCGACGATAACCAGGTATCGGATTTAGCGACGGAGGCGGGCGAAACATGGAACGGAACTGGTGTAGGTACGAAACAGTCAATATCTTTTAGCTATTCACCGACTATTAATGGTACAATAGAAATAGAGGTACACTTTGCAACTAGTTCTGCTTCTGACGTAATTATATACGTTGACCCAAAGATTGAGGTATCATGAATAGATTATTAGGAAACACATCGTTTTTCACGGGAAACACAGGATTAACAAAGATAATACAAAAATCATTTCTTGAGGATGTTGAGGTGGCACCCCCTGTTGGCGGGCGTATTATGTCAAGTCTGGCAGGTTATGGTGGATTGGCTGGATTGGGCGGCATCGCAGGTAAAGGCGGAGGATTAGCCGGATGACAGATTATTCATTAAGTGACACGATATATCAAATGTTTACAACAAGGGCATTTGCTACAGGTATTCCCACAGTTTTAGCAGGAACTCCGATTGTTTCAGCTTATGAAAACGATAGTGTAACGCAGATCACGGCGGGAATAACGCTTGGCGTGTCTCATGATGGCGTGGTTGGTATGAATTTACTTACTATCGTAGCGACCGGCGCGAATGGTTTCGAAGCGGGAAAAGATTATAATTTAGTTATCACGACTGGAACCGTGGGCAGTGTGTCGGTGGTTGGTGAGGTTGTTGGGACATTTAGTATTGAACGCAGCGCTGCTGTATCAGACATCGCGGCATTGAATGACGTAGCCGCAACTGACATTGTTAGTGCTGGTGCTATAACCACCTTGGCCGGCGCGATTGTTAACGTTGATCTTGTTGATACCACGACAACGAATACAGATATGCGCGGTACAGATAGCGCGTTCTTGGCGGCTTCCGCGCCAACAAACTTTAGTTCTATGGTTATTAGTGGCGCTGGCGCGGTTGATGCATTAACGCAGGGTTATTTAAATACGCTTCTCACCGAAGCGACGGCGGGGCGTATAGCTGGAAACTTTGACATATTCTTTGAAAACGCCGACGCGGTTACAACGCAGGTTGTTGACGATGTTGGCGGCGGCGCAGGCGGAACTGATTGGAGCGCGGCAGAACGCAATGAAATACGCGGAAGGCTTGGCATAACAGGGACCACGGCAGCGGGCGGTAACCCGCCTACGCTGTCGCTTCAAAGTTCAATCGACGCGTTAAATGATTTTAACCCCGCAAGTGATGCAGTCGCTAATGTTACTCTGGTGGCGACCACCACCACCAATACAGACATGAGAGGAACGGATAGTGCTTTATTGGCAGCGAGCGCCCCAACTAATTTTGGCGATCTTGCGATTACAGTAACTACTGGACAGGTCACTGTTGGAACAAATAACGACAAATCTGGATATGCAATATCAGGAACTATCACGACACTAGATGGTTTAAACAACTTTAATCCGTCTACAGATGCTATAGCAAACGTAACTTTAGTCGCGACAACTACCTCAAACACGGATATGCGCGGCACTGACAGCGCAGCTACTGCGGCAGCGCTCGCAACAGTTGACGCAAATGTTGATGCAATTAAATTAACAACAGATAAGTTCGTGTTTACAATAGCGGGCGTGGTTGATTGTAATATTCAAAGAGTAAATGATGTCACGGTGAACGGAACTGGCGCCGCTGGTAATGAATGGGGGCCATAAATGGCAGTTCGTGACACATGGGGCGGCTCTTGGTTAACGTCGTGGTTAACAAGCTGGTCGCCTGATGATGAGAAATGGGTTGTTCAACCACCGGATAATACTGTATACTCAACACAACCAGTAGATAGCACCTCATACACCAAACAAAACGAAGACGCTACAATCTGGACAATCCAACAGGAGGATAATTAGATGGCAGACGATGATTTTTACACAGTGACGTCAGATTGGACAGCGGTCGAAGCAAACGGTGCTGATATTACAGGTGGGACTTTTACAGTTTTTAACTTAGGCGATAGGCGTGTGGGTGTTATTAAAAGCGCAGGAGTTCCCACAGTTGAAAACGGCGTGGCGTTTATGGATAAAGCAAAGGATTCTCTAAAGTATACGTTAGGAGCTACTGAAGAGCTTTATGCAAAAACGGATACGGGAACGGCTGAAATCGGAGTTATTCCAGCATGACCATGTCGGACTTTACAACTGGTGTTCCTACTGATAACTTCTCTGGTGGCACCTTTGATGTATCTGATACGGCAACAACCTCAACACCTATAGTTATTCCCGGAACAAACACGTTTACCAAGCTAACTAATAATGGACTAGGTACTCAAACTAATAATAGTAATGGCCCTGTTGGAATAACTGAACTGTGGGACACAACAAACGATGAGTTTGATTTTTCCCAATTAAAGATGGGTGACGTTGTTGATATTCGTCTAGATGTAGATGTGATAACGGCATCGCCGAATACCCAAGTACAAGTAAGGTTAGAGGCTGGGTTAGGCGTGTTTGCCTTTTCCGTAGGTTGGGATAATGTATTTTATGGTTCAAGTGACACATTCCCGCTAGTTAGATCGTCATTTGTTGCGATGCAGACAACTGCCATTTTGACGGGAACAGCAGAATTTCAATTAGCCGCAGACAAAGCATGTACCGTTATTGTTAATGGCTGGAATTATGCTATAAGGGTGAGGGGATAATAATGGCAGATTTTACAGGAAGTCCCAATATGGTTTTAGCCTCAATGACTGAAACGGAAAGAGACGCAATGGACACACCTTTAGCACCTCAGATGATATTCAATACTACTACTGGTGAAGTTAATTTTTATGATGGGACGGAGTGGAGAAAATTCCAAACACAAGCAGCATAAGACGCTAAATAGAAAGGACATAGCATGCCCAAACACACAGCAGCAAAACGCAAAATCAACCGCAGCCTAAAAAGCAAACTACAAGCAAAGCCGCGTGTGATTAAAAAAACAGCGAAAAGGATTAAACGTAAATAATGGGAAGACCTACAAAATATAATGCAAAACTCTCAGAAACTATATGTACGCGTATCATGGAAGGCCAAGGAGTAAGAGAGATAGGGCGAGATGATAAAATGCCCGATGCGTCGACTATATTTGTATGGTTAGCTAAACACCAAGAGTTTCAAGAGCAATACACGCGCGCGAAAATGATCCAAGCAGACGCATTTGAAGAAGAACTCTTTGAAATCGCTGATGATTCCGCGAATGACTACATGGAGCGCAAGAATGCAGACGGGTCAACATATGAGGTTGTTGATAGCGAGCATATCAACAGATCAAGGTTGAGAATAGAGACGCGTAAGTGGGTTATGTCCAAACTTAAACCCCAGAAATACGGCGATCGCGTACAACAAGACGTAAACTTGACTGGCAGCGTAACAGTCAATAACCTAGAAGCAGGCAGAAAACGTGCATTAACGCGTAAAAAGCCCAAAGAATAGCGCCCATCCCCTTCTTTCCCCTCAACGGTGGCGCTTGAAAGCCCTGGTTTCTCGCGAAATCGGGGTTTTCTCTTGGAAAATGATGCAATATTCGCCCGGTGTATCATTTAAGTGTTGACATGTAGGTGGAATACGCCTATATTGTAGTTATAGAAACAAACAAAGGGAAAGAACGATGACTAAATTTCAACAAGGTAAAACTTATTTCTTCGGTTCAGTATGTGATGCAGACTTTCGTCAAGAGGTTAAAATCACTAAGCGTACGGAGAAAAGCATTTGGTTTAGATGCCCAATGAAGAAAAGAATAATCCGTAAAAGCATATACATTTATGATGGTATGGAACGTGCTAAGCCTTTCGGTTCTTATTCGATGGCTCCTATTATGTCAGCCAGTAAGGTGGCGGCGTGACACCCAGCCAATACGTTAAATCACAAGGGTTACCCTCTCTGGCTTATGTAGCTAGGGAGAGTGCCACGCCTATACGCACACTATTCGACTGGTATCATAAACGGTTTAAGCTGTTTGAGGTGGTTGTGGCTGGTGTTTATCATGTCGATGTTTGCAAGGTCAAAGAAGATATAGACGCAAACCGGGTTGTGTTGGTGGGGAAAGAACAGTTTAAGATAATGACGGACCATGAGGAGAAAGGCGATAAGTAAATTTTATCCGTTGGACTGTGTAATCCATACTGGATCATTTAAAATACAATATGGTGCGTTTATTTGGACCATATTAAATGGAGTGGCTGATATTGAGCTTGTTGAAACGGGAGAGCTAAAAAGCGTAAGTATTGATAGTTTGAGGAAAAGCAACACACATGAAATTTTCATGAAAGAGAGAAGATAGAATGAAGCACCTGACTAACGAATGCTTGTGGCAAGAAAAGCCATATCAAGTTACGAACACAGATACTGCGGCATATTGTTCTGAACAGGGCCGGATTGATTTGCTTAGGGAAAACGCGAGCTTCTATAATTTAATCAAACAAGGGAATGAACATGATTGATTTAGACCGAGTACAATTAAAATCGATCTTACATTATAATCCTGACACGGGGGAGTTTATCAGAATTGAGGGCGCGGGCAGTGCCAGGGTGGGCGATGTCGCAGGGGCAATCACTCCTTACGGATATCTTCGAATAAGTGTGAAAAGTAAATTATATTTTGCTCATAGATTGGCCTTTTTGTACATGACTGGAAACTGGCCTAGCGATCAACTTGATCATATCAATAGGATAAGAGATGATAATCGGTGGAATAATCTACGTGAATGTAATCAATCTGAAAACAGTGCGAATGGCAGCTCACGAAAAAACAACACGTCCGGCTTTAAGGGGGTGTGCTGGAATAACCGAGATAAAAAATGGCAGGCGGGAATAGGGTTTGAAGGTAAAATGATTGCTATAGGGCTATACAAACAAAAGGAACAGGCCGCTTTAGCATACAATGAGAAAGCGCTCGAATTATTTGGTGAATTTGCCTATTTAAACGAGGTTAGATTATGAAAATAGCAATAGTCGGCATGGCCGATGATGATAGGGAAATCCCCGACGATCACGAAATATGGATCATCGCGCAATACATAGGACACTTCGATAAATACCACCGCGCATTTGAATGCCATGATTACGAGCCTCACGGTGTGTGGAAAATGTTTGTTGATGATCCGTGGTTGCCGTTCTTTGTACCGGAGCATCTAGCTTATATGTACCCGGAGGCAAATCACATACCGATTGAGGAGCTATCTAACAAATATTACCGCTCGTTTGGTTCAACAATATCTTACATGCTTGCCCAAGCCATTCATGACAAGGTTGATGAGATAGCTTTATATGGCGCGGCAATGTGTGATGAATACGAAGGGCAAAGACCATCGGCATTTTATTGGCTTGGCGTGGCGAACGGGCTGGGAATTAAAACCAGCGGATTATTAACAGAAGAAATGTACGGAATGAATACTTGACACTACTTAAGTTGAAAGAGGCGCACTTAGACCCGAAATTTGGTGGCAAGTGCTATATGAACGGCAAGCTATTTGGTAGATACAGCAAACGGCTGATATTGATTAACCCCAACACCTATGCTAAACTGTCTGCGGCACTCCAGCCCAGCAACAAGCAATAAGCAAAGGAAATGCAATGACACAACGATCAATATATGGCCGGGTACTTCAGCTCGGTAACGAGAACCAACTACAATCACGCTCTATCGATATCACACAGCCATGCGTAGCTGCGACAATCACGGTAAGCGCGGAGGGAGCGACAACGGCAAACACGCGCGATATCACAATCCAGCTACTTGATAGCGAAGGACGCGACATTGATTATGTTGAAACTGTCGAGATAGTCATGTTTTTAAACGCTGCACGAACCGCTTTCGTCGTGACGGGCGGATCAACAGGTATTGATGTTGGTACAGATGGTGCACTTCTTGACGTTGTTGCCAAGAAAATGTTTCTTGCTACATCAGAGGCAGATGGTGACATTGACCTTGAATGGCTTGACACAGGAACAGAGGTGGCCTTCTTAGGATTGCGTCTACCGAATGGTAACTATGTAATGTCGAGCGCACTCACTAACGTATAAGGGTAATATGTCCCAAGTAAAGTACAACAATGATTTATCCGAGGAGGTTTCACAGTATTACGCTGACCCCCTCGGATTTGTTTTGTTTGCGTTTCCGTGGGGCGAAGGAACATTACAGCACGAGGCGGGGCCGCGAAAGTGGCAATGGGAATTTCTCGAAAAATGGGGCGAGGAAATTAAAGCACGAGGATTTGACGGTAACGAACCGGTTGATCCTATTCAGTTTAGTTTTTCAAGTGGTCATGGTATTGGCAAGTCCGCCCTTAGTGCTTGGATCACTCTGTTTATTATGTCCACGCGTCCGTTTTCAAAAGGAACAGTGACAGCCGTTACAGCGCCACAACTTAAAACAAAAACATGGTCTGAATTATCTAAATGGAAGAATCTGTGCATTACCAAAGATTGGTTTAAACTAAATGCAGGCCACGGCAATATGAACCTTGTCCACAATGATCATCCAAAAACTTGGCGGACAGACGCTTATACGTGCCGAGAGGAAAACTCAGAAAGCTTTGCTGGTCAACATGCTAAAAACTCAACGTCTTGGTATTTGTTTGACGAAGCCAGCGGCGTACCAGAGAGTATTCTCACAGTGTCGGAGGGCGGTTTAACAGATGGCGAGCCGATGCGTTTTCTATTTGGCAACCCAACCAAGAACACAGGGTTTTTTAAAAAGACGTTTGGCTCCTTAAGGCATAGATTTAACACAATGCAGATAGATAGCCGTGACGTTAGAGGAACCAATAAAAAGCTGTTTAAAACATGGGCAGACGATTACGGCGAGGATAGTGATTTCTTTCGCGTTCGTGTTAAAGGTCAGTTTCCAAGAGCAAGCTCAACACAGTTTATTAGCGGTGAGGTGGTAGACGAAGCGGCGAATAAAGATTGGGTTGAAGATACTGTTAATCCGTGGATACTTGGCGTAGACGTTGCCCGCTTTGGTGATGATGCCAGTGTGATTTACATGAGAAAGGGCCGTGACGGTCGTTCGGAAAAGTATATAAAATATAGAGAATTAGACAGCATCCAACTATCGGGGCGCGTAGCTGAGTGCATTAAGAAGTATAAACCGGCCAAGGTATTTGTTGACGGTACGGGCGGCTATGGGTCGGGTGTGGTTGACCAATTGAACGCAATGGGGTATTCTGATACCATTGTTGATGTTCAATTTGGGTCGAAGGCAATAGAGCATGAAGTGTATTTTAACAAACGCGCCGAGATGTACGGCAAGATGAAAGAATGGCTTGATTATGGTACGATACCAAATGAACAGGAACTTATAGACGATTTGACCGGTGTTGAATACGGATTTGCCCGCGAGAACAAGATTCAGTTGGAAAAGAAAGAAGACATGAAGAAGCGAGGATTAGCCAGCCCAGACATAGCGGATGCATTAGCTTTAACCTTTGCCTTTCCGGTTGCGGCTAAAAAGAGCAGACCCATAATTGTAAGTACAGGACATATTCCATAATGGCATTATCAGACCAAGAAATATTAACCATGATCCAGTCCGAGGAGCGAAACGCTATCGGGTTGGGTGATGAAAGTTCAGACTTAAGCAAACAGCGCACCAAGGCACTTGATTATTACAAGGGCGAGATGGATGATTTAAATCCTTCGGACAACAGCACAAGCCGAGTTGTAAGCCGCGACGTGTTTGAGGTAGTGGAAGGGGCTTTGCCCGAATTAATAGATATATTTACCAGCGCAGATAATGCTATGGAGTTCACCCCTGTTGGCGAGGATGACGTTGACGCCGCCCGGCAGGAAACAGACGTTATTAATCATGTGTTTTATCAGGAAAATGACGGGTTTATGATTCTTTATTCATTTATTAAGGATGGGTTACTAAGCAAAACAGGATACACGAAAACCTCTTATCAAGAACGCTCTACGGATGAGGAGGAACATTATTTTGAAATAGACGACGATACTTTGGCCGCGCTTCGGGCTGACGACGAAGTAGAAATCACAGACATTAAAACCACTACAGAACCAGAAACCCTAGAAGTTATCGATTTGAGAACAGGGCAGCGGCAACCGCAAGATATTGAAACCAAAACGCATGATGTAGTCTTGGTTCGCAAAAAGGATAAGTCAGGTGTCGTTGTTGAAGTGCTGGCCCCGGAAGATGTTTCAGTATCACGCAGAACCACCAGAATCCAGGATGCTAATTATGTACGCCATGAACCGCAAGAAGTAACGCGGGGGGATTTGATAGAGCTAGGGATAGACAAAGACTTGGTTATGCGTCTCCCTAAATCATCTTCGAACAAACAAAACACGCAGTCATCAGAAAAACAGGCGCGCGATACGATACAGGGTGACGATAGCCCGCAAAGTACAGAGAACTCGATTAATGAATTTGTCGATGTTGCTGATAACTATATACGTATGGACGTGAATGGTAACGGCAAGCCGGAATTGTGGCACGTTATGACAGCAGGCAGAGAAGACACTCATTTACTTGAAAAGGAACGCATTGAAAGAATACCGATTGCTTCATGGTCGCCCGTTCCTATCACACATGAGTTTTTCGGGCTGTCTTTAGCTGATAACACCTTGGACATACAAAGAATTAAAACCTTCTTTGAACGGGCCGCAGTAGATAACGCCGCATTTCAGAATAACATGCGGCCTATTATTAATAAAAACCAAGAGACAGATACCACAATAGACGATGTTCTGAGAAATCGTCCCGGCCAGCCTGTCAGAGTTGAAGGCGATGCGCGGACGGCAATATCGATGATGCCAAACAATAATATATCTGCCGAAATGCTTGCTATGGTTCGTTACTACGACGAGGTGCGGCAGGATCGTACCGGCGTAACGGATTTAGGTCAAGGTCTTGACCCTGATTCACTCAATCAAGCATCGGGTACAGCAACAGGCTTTACCGGTTTGATGGATAAATCGATGCTTCGGTTAAAATTGGTTGCAAGGATAGCAGCGGAAGGTCTTAAAGATACGTTTTGTAATATCCACTGGCAATTACAAAAGCACCAAGACAAGGAAACAGCATTTAATCTAAATGGTGAATGGGTTCAAGTTAACCCGCGCGAATGGAAAATGCGAACTAACATGAGAATTAATGTTGGTTTAGGCACAGGATCAAAAGCCCAACAAGTGGCCGCGCTAAACAGCACGCTGCAAAATCAGATATTCGCAATGCAACAAGGCACAGGTCAAACTGACATGGGCAAGATTAACCTTACCTTGAGACGGATTGCCGAGTTGAGCGGGCTTGGTGATGGAGATCAATTTTATAATAGGGTTAGTTCGGATACCCCGCCACCGCAAGCACCACCGGACGCAGCCGCGATTAAAGCGCAGGCTGATGCACAGAAAGACGCTGCCGATATTCAGAACGACCAACAGGAACTACAATTAAAAGCACAAGATCAGGAATTTAACCAAGCGTTCCGCATTCAGGAATTACAGGTTAAGGCGACTATTGAAATGGCTAAAATTTCAGGGAACAGCGATAAGGTTCAAATAGAGGCATCCCTGAAAGATAAACAGTTGGATGCCGAAGCATTCCTCAAGAATAAAGAGCTTGACCAAGAAGCGGAAATTGCCGGAACCAGATTCGGGTCGGACGTAGCTAAAGAAATAGGCGCGAACATTAGGCCAGGAGGCGACAGACTATGAATACAGAAGAAAAATTTGATCAGGCTAGGTTATCGGCGAGTTGTATTCCTGTTATTGAGCAAAAAATACAATTAATAGAGCAGGAATTTGTGCAGGCCATTAAACAAACATCTCATGCCGACGACAAAGGTCGCCGCAATATGGTGACGGCTTTACAAATATGTGAAAAGGTATTAGAATACCTTGTTAATGAC